TAATTAGTATTAGGCACTAAGTTATTGTCTGCACCTGCAGGACTTGCAGGAGTTTGCATATCGTCTCGTCTTGTTCTACGTGCCTGATTGCGTTGCAGTTCAAGAACTTGTGCATATCTTTGCTCATAAAGTTGTGCACCGGGAAAGTCTTTCTGAAACAACATTGCTTCTACCATTGAGGCATTGAACAATAAGTCATAAGAGTAGTCAGAAAAATAATTTGTTGGTGTAGCAGAAGTAAGAGTAGTAGGTCTGCTCACATGAACTACCTGTCCACTGTACGTAGAAGCAGGTGTAGGTGCAATTAATACTGTACTATTGTTACGAGGAGAATAATATCGTGGCTCTGCAGTAGAAGCTGATACAGGCCAGTAATCATTGATATATTCATCAGTTCTTTGAAGAAGATTAATTTTTGTAGAATCACTTACAATATTAATATTCTTTACAATACGTGTTCCTGTAGGAAGAGTAAGAATATTATTACCTAGACTTACAGCAACAGAAGTATACGTTACCAAACCATAGTCATCTAGGTCTTTGGTAAGTCTTTCTTCTGCACGATTGACCATGTTAGGTACATAGTCTAAAAACTCTGTACCATCATTCTCACATGCATTAATAATATCGTTTACAAGATACGTATAATTAGCCATAGAATACTGCTACCGTAGAAGCGGAAGTAGGAGCAGAAACTTTTATTGGACCATTCATACGAATGCCAAACTCAGGAACATACACTTCATTTACATCATTGTTTGTTGTATTTACAAACTTAATATTGTTGCCCTTGAGTGTTCCGTGTTCATCTGTAGATGTACCTGTAATTAAAAAAGTACCTACACCTGAAGCATTAAGAGAGCGAACACGTGTATCAGCAACTGTAACGCTTGAAGCAACATCAACAACTGCACCACTGCCTGTTATAAAACCCTGTCGAATGTTGGTTGGCATTTTACTTTCCTTTTAGCTATGTAATAAAACTAGGTTTATTATACTTCATAAAACCTAAATACAAAAGAAAGAAGGGTAGGGAAAATAATTTAGTTTTATTATTCCCTACCCTTTACTTTTTTAATGTATTACGGAACTATTAGGAAGAACCTGAAGCACCGTAAAAACCACGCCAATCGGACCAGCCAAAGCTGTAACGCTCACATGCTTTAAACCGAAGATTACCTGTATCAAAATCAGGTTCCATCTTAGTTTGAAGTGGTGCGCGAACAAACATCTTTGTACCGTTTGGTGCGTCTGTTTTTAAGAACCAAGCATTCGTATCAGTGAAACGATGGTTTACAAAGAAACCACCGGGAACTAGACCCTGATTACGAATAGCATTGATATCATTAACATTAGTAACACCATCTGTACCCTGTGTTGTAACAGTAGTAGCTAGTGCACTATTTAGAATTTGATCTGCAGTAAATGCAAGATCAGGTGGAATGTGAAGAGACTCTGCACGAATACCGATTAGAATACCACGATCATCCTGTGCTTTGGAGATAGTGATAAGAGCAGATTCGAGAGATGCTTCTGAAAGATCGGTAGCATCAAGATCATTATCTTGAACACCACCATCAATAACTGGATGGCTGTCACTGAATAGTGGTTGACCATCACCACCAAGATAGGAACCACTAAAGCCGTTATTGAAAACGTCTGCAGCTTTTACCTGCTTGGTATTTGCCATTGCACGGGCAAGGCCACGTGCACGTAGTTTAGCAAATGTGTCGTAGAGGTTATCTTCCATAGCCTCTTCTGTAACTGAGAAGGCAAGACTGATCGTATCATGTGTATAACGAGCAGTGTAGCTTTCTTGTGCGTCATCATACTGGACAGCAGCACCTTCATTTTTAACAGGTGCAGTACCAAATCCAGTAAATAGAACTTCTTCTTCAAATGCACGATCTGAATTTTCAACATCGAATAGAGGTGCATGTTCATTATCAACATCCCCATACTCAAGGCCGAAAACGGCATTTAGACCGGGAAGAAGTTCTTTAGCAATACTAGCGCGATTAATAGCCATTATTAATTACTCCTTTCCCTCGCTTAGTTTACTGAAGCATCAGCAGAGATATATGCATCCACATGCTTCAAGATACGAACTTCCAACTTAGGGAAGGCACGCTCTGTAGCAACAGCAATATCATTACCGGGTGTTTCAAGAACTGCAATAGCACGAAGCATTGCATTTCCAGTTGTACGTGTACCAGCTTCAAGACCAAAACCGGACTTGCCAGTAAAGGTAGAACCTGCACCTAGTGTAACATTAAAGTTTTGTGAATTAATATCTCCAGCAGAAACTGTAGCATCTGCTTGAACAATAAATGTTGCTTGTGGATTATCAACAACAGCAGCATATGCTTCTGTTACTGAAGTATTAGCGGGCCAGTAAGTTGACCAATTTGGTTCACCATTAGCAACATAACGGCAACCCATGAAAACACCCATAGCTTTCTGAGTTGTAGTAGTTAGAACTTCAATATTCCCAGCATTGTTAACGACGATATCACCAGTAAAAATGTTAGTGTTATAGGCACTCGCAATCGGATAGTCATTTGTGGCTTTGCTATTAGGTGCACCACCACGAATGCGGGAAGGAGTAAGTCCATTTAGTGTCTTAGTAGTAGTCATAACACTATGTTCCTTTCCTTGTTAAATACATTGACAAACAGGAAAACAAACTAATCTTGAAAAGATGCTCGCCGTCCTGTTGTAACCTTTGATCGACTAGAGTTAGAGATAGGCATACGAGAATCAGAGTTGTTCATTAGCTGCATGTTAACAGCTTGTACTGCCTCTCTACTCTTGTTTTCATAATATTCTTGACGAGATTCAGCTAGGTCAGTAGGCATTTTGCCTAAAGCCAAGTCTCCACGACAGACCGCTCCTGCATATCGTCCTTCTTCCCTCACGACGGAAGATACAAGCATTTCAGGAACTTCTTCCTGATTGACTAATTCCCAACCTTCAGCTAAACGCTTGCCAATGTTTTGAATGTCGTCTTGTCCCTTCAAAGTAATTCGTAACCAGCGAAGAGACATTCCTTCACCTTTAAAACGGTTGCGAACTGTATCAGGAATATCTAACCAATTTGGTTCTTCAAAAACTCTACGAGTTTTATTTTCCCTCATGCTTGATTCACGTGATGTTGTATTTCGTGCCATTGTATTTTCCTTCCTTATCCACGCTTAACTATAAACACTGGTGTATTCGCCATCGGCTTGTTCAACCTTTAGCTTTTCAGCAGCATACTTTTCAAGTGGTATACCCCATTTATTTGCCAACCTTACATCCTCTTGAGTAAGTTTGACTTTATTATTACTCTGAGAAGTTTTTGGTGTGCGTGACGCACCCGCTACCACTTGAGCAGAACTTGTAGCCGTGTCCTGCAAACGAGGTGTTTCAGGTTCAGAGTTAACATCCTGAAACTTATGAGGATAACGCTGACGCAAACGATTGTCAACCTCCTCATAAAAATCATCATCTGAAGGATCATAACCCTCACCCTTCAGTTCTTGATCAACAGTAAGAGCAGCAGCAGTCATAATTTGATCCTGACCAAACCATGAATTTTTAGTTGCCCAATCTACTGCCTTTGGATCATACTCTTGAGTCTGCTGTTGCTGTTGTGCAACTTGTGTTGCTTGTTGCCCACTTGACTCTAAAGCACGATTATATTCTTCCCAAGCTACCTTCTGCTGTTCAACACGATTTTTTTCTGCATAGGCTTTACTCATGCTCTCTTGTGCTGTTAACATTCCGTCAGTATCACCTGACTCAACGGCTTGCTTGTATAACTGTTTAGCTGACTCAAGATTTGATTCTAATTGACTTTCAGTACTATCAATAGTATTCTTTAAACTTGAAGAAAGCTGTGTATCTCTTTCTTGTACTTGGCTACGTAGTCCTTGAATCTCACTACGTAGCTGTTGCAATTCTTCGTCACGTTCTTTACGTTGACGAATTAACTGTTTAATTCTTTTCTCTGCACCCTTGGTTTGAATACCTTCTAGTTCTTCAGGTCTTTCTTCGTTTTGTTCTTCTGCCTGTTCAACTACTGGTGCTAGTTCTTTTGGTTGTTCTTCTTTTACTTCTGGTTGTTCTTCAACTTCAAACTCAACTTTAGAACTTTCATCCTCATTTGAATTTACTTCAACCGTTGACCATTCTTCACTCATTATTTTTCCTTTCTTACCCGTTAGCAGCGAATCTAACGAATTGGTTTTAATTTACCCGCTGTATTA